TTAATACCTAATAATCTATCAATTGGTCGCATTATTTCGTTTTCGTTATCTTTTAATAGTGATCCAAGTTTAGGCATTTGGTTTGTGGCATAGTTTTCTAGTTGAGTTCTAAGGCTTATAGCATCTCTATCTAATGTTGCATGTCTTGAAAACATTATTTGAATATCAGTTAAAGCTTTCTTGACATTATCTCCATAAAAACCAGTAATCATGTTGTTTTGAATTTCAGCAGCTCTTGCAATCAAAGTATCATTATCACTAATTCCCCATACTTGTATTTCTTTAGCAAATTCACGATTTTCATCTAATAATTTTTGAAATGCATCTTGTTGATTTTTTACTAATTCAGGGTCAACTTCTCCTTTTTCGTTTGTAACCTTCATCTCCCATATTCCTTTCATTCTTTCTTCTATTTCATCCTTTTTGTCAATTTCTTCTAACTCTTGTTTTGCTTTAATTGATTGAACTCTTTTAGTATTAAATTTAAGAATATGATCAGCACTCATCTCTGCGTAATCAGGATGTTCCGTTAAATTCTTAGTTCCACCTGGACCATACGGAGTATTTTCAGCAAGTATTTGAGGAAGTAATCTTGCTTTTTTTATTGACAATTTATCTCCTGTTTCTATAAGTTCGTCAGCTTTCGCAAAGTAACTTTCTAATGTATCTTTATTATTTCTTTTAGCTAATGGTCCTGTTACACCTAACTTATATAAACCTTGAAAATGACCATTAAAATGTTCTTTCAACCCTTCAATATCATCTTTTAAAAAAAGTTCGATTCCTTTATTTATTACTTTAGGAGTTTCAGCAATGTAATCTTCAAATTGAAATTGCTTATGTTGTTTAATATGGTGACTTGTAATATCAAATATCTGTTCTTGCATTGCTGGCGTGAAATGTTCAGCAACCATTTCAGGACTTACACTTTCAAGGCCAGCAAAAGCTCTATTTAATATGTTTTGTGTCCATGTAGACCATTCTTCAGAATCAGGGGCAAATTCGTTAATTGATTTAAAGATAGGATTTCCATCTGCATCTATTTCACCTGTATCAAAAGGAGTATTGTATTCAGTTTCAAAGGCAGTTCTTAATCCTAAAACAACATTTTTTGCTCTTATTCTTTCTGCCGCTTTACGTCTAAAAATACTGCCACCAATTAATTCTTTAGCAGCATCAACACCATCTTTTTTTTGTATGCTTGTAGCAAGTTTTCCAAAAGTTCCATCATTTAAACTTCTTTGAACTTCTTGATTGATACCTATAGCTTGTTCTTTTTTAATTTCTTTTTTAATCCTAGAATCAACTAATGCATTAAGACTAGGATTAACAGCTACAAGAGCATTTACTAACTGATCAAACCCAGTAGTAGGAGCAACTGTACTAGGCTCTACGAAGGTATCTCTTGGTGCTGCTTGAGGTCTGAATCTATTTTCAGAAAGGAAACTGTTAGTCATTAGATTGCTAAAGCACTGTAGTTGATGTAATTAGTAAGACCAGTATTAGCAACGTTAGCAATAGTTCCTAATAAAGAAGGAGCATTAGCAGCTGCTTGATTTCTCATATCAATAGCTGCATTTGTTCTGCTTTTTCTTTGTGCTTCTAGTTGTTTTAGATTCCTTCCGTATTGTCTATCAGCTGATTGAATAGTTTGTTCTAAAGAATTAACCCAATTACCTGCTTCTCTTTCTGCATCAGCTAATAATAAATCAACAGTTAAACCTGCTCTTTCTGTTGCTCTTATAGCTCCTTTAGCTTGAAGAACTTTCTTTCTAACTTTAAATTTATCTTGTTCTGCTGCTTGCTTCTCTTCTCTTAATCTTGCATTTAACGCTTCTGTCTGATCTACATAAGCTTGGTTAGCAGCTTCAGCAGCTTTATATGCAGCTTCGTATTGGTAGTTAGCTATCTGTTGCTGTTGCTGCATCTGAGCAAAAGATGTAACAGCTGATATTCCTAACTGTGCAAGAAATAAATTACTAGCCGCTGCACCAAGACCAAATAAACCTGTACCAGCAGCAGCAGCAGTACCAGCAACCGCTGTAGCATTAGCTAAAGGAACTAAAGCAGGAGCAGCAAAAACGCACATTTAAGCGATCCTCACAAATTCAAAAAAGGGTTTTTTCATATGACCGTATTCAGGATTGAACTTAACGAAGGTAAAGCCGAGTGTCTTTAACCATTTAATTGCAGACTTATTCTCTGCATATACGCAATTATATAAGACATTCTCCTTTTGCAAAAGATTATCTATCCACTTTCTTCCTTCTCTTATTAATTGAATTTTATATTTTTTCTTACTAAATAATTCTTCAGTAGAAACCATCCATATAACACCATTAACTATGACTCCACATAACCCCATTGGTTGATCTTCATCACCAGCAATTGTTAGTACTTTTTTAGATGCTAAATATGTTCTTCTAACAGCTTCTTCTGGTTGTTCTCCTGTTTGATAATAAGCTTCAACTTTATCTAAAACTCTTAAGTGGTCGATGACATGGTTTAAATCAGAAACGGTAGATTTTCTTAGATGCCCCATTAAATACGTCTAGACCTCATATGGAATCTAGCTTCATATTCAGCAGAAGAAAGTTGTGTAGGAAGGAATGTATTATTTTTAACATCTACATTTACTCTGTCAGCTCTACTCATAATAGGAACTCTAAACGTACCTGTTTCTAAGTTAACTTGACCAATAGTTGCAGAAGGAGCACCTAATAATTGACCAGTAAAGCTATAAGAACTTGTATCTCTATTTTCTGGTGTGACTTCTACTTTAAAGAATCCTGTATCTTCATATTTAATGTAGTAATGATGCATTTGTAATCTGCCACTAACTATTTCAGGACCACTAGATTTACCAGAAGATCCATCAGTTAAACGTTGCTGACTAAATCTATAGTGCATTTCAAATGGTTCACCAATAATGACTTTAGATAATCTATAGTCTCCTGTTGCTGTAATCGTTGCAGTAGAACCATTAGTATTTGTTGTGGTTGTATTGATAACTTGACCAGGTTTTAAAGCAGTAGCACTACTGTTAGAAGTAGCAACAAAAGTACTAGCTTCTCCACCAGCTAAATATCTACCAACAACTGACATCGTTCCATATGTCTTATAAGGTAAAGTCCATGTAGTTGTATTATTTCCACTAGAATATGCAACAGATACACCAGTAGTTGCTTCTGTAACTTTAGAATCTAAATGATATTCAAATTCTGTATTAGCTTCTTTAAAATTAGCCTCAAAAGGAAGCTTTTCTAAATAAGTTCCACTCGAAGTTGCTACTACTAAATATAAATCAGTATCAATAAAACTTACATTTAATATTTTTTTATTAGAATTAAATGTAAAAGAAGACCATGAATTTAATACTTTACTAAAATCGTCACCATACAACCAACGGTTAATATATAACTTATTTTGATTGTCAGATCCTAGTAATACCAGTACATCTTCACTTGTAGAAACAGCTAATTTGAAAATATTAGATGGTATATATCTAGGAACATGAATAGTTATGTCACTAGCATCTTTAATAGCTACATCTTCTTGAGTTATGTATTCTCTTACGCCAGCAAAAGAACCTTTCTTTGTTAAGTAATAAATAGATCTTCCAGATCCTACAGGTGCAGCGGCTGTACTGCTTTCAAATTCAGTTGCAACAATAACGTTAGCTGTTTTAGGAGTTAATGTATCTGCTGAACTACTTAATACAAATTGTGTCTGGTCACTAAATAATATTAATTGTTCTCCCATTGTTACTGCATGTTTTAAAATAGCTACTTTTGTATGAGAAGCTGCAACATCAATAGGATCACTATCAATTACAGTAGTTACTGTTTCTGGGAAGAAATTAAAGAACTCAGATACCCTAGATAAAATAACATTATCATCAGATAGAAAGCCTAATCTATTTCTAAAAAATATTACGTTATTAATAGTAGTACCAATAAAAGAAGGGTTAGGAGCAGTATCTAAATCACCTACAGTTCTTTCTGCCCATTTAGGTAAAACCTGAGCTAACGCAACAGTACAATTTCCACTCGCTGATAATTGATTTCCTGCTGTATAAAGAAATGTATTATCAGAAGTTGCATAAATTGTGTAATAACCATCTAAAGCAGTACCAGACGTAATATCTACATAAATTCTATCTCCAATAGCAAAGCTATGATTAGCTAAAGTAACGGTTACTGTTGCTTCGTATTGGGACCAAGTAGCATTTGTTGTTGTAGCTGTATAATTATCTCCATCTGCTTTTGCAAATCTAAAGTTACCATCATCTTGTCTAATTAAAAGATGAGGCATAGTTTCATAATTTAGTTTATATTTAATATCTAATTTTGCTGTTTCTTCCCACTGTCCTTCTTCAAATGCTTGATCATTATTAGTGACAAATTTTACATAATAATTATCAAAGTTAGTTGTAGCATCTCCTTTTATTTCTGCTACATAACCATTAGGAGCAACAGTTGGAAGATCGGTAAATGTTTGAACTGAATCTTTAACTAAAGTTATCTGTGAATTACCTTGTGAATCATTGACATCAATATTAAAAGAAGTGTTATTTTTCTTATGAATCCATAAAACAGAACCAACTCTTTGAATATTGAAACCACTTGGTGCACTTGTACTTAGAGCTGATCCTGTTTCAGTTACATCAGCTTCATCAGCAGTTAATCCAGCTGCTAATTTTTCAGCTATAAGTGTTGTTTTTAAATTACTTGTGCCTGAATCGTAAACACATTTTCTACCATCAACTTCTAATGTATATTCGGTATTAGCTGAAACTTGATTAATAAAAACTATTGCTTGATTACTTAAATGATAACTAGTTGATCCATTGTAATAAAAAGGACCAGCAGTTAATGCATCCTGCATTTTTGTTATTATTGTTGTATTAACTACAAACGTATAGTCAGCAATCGTAACTGTTTTAAATTGAGATTTAGGATTAGATGCTGTTAAATAAGATGTTCCGTCAGGTGTATGAACTGTTTTAGAATTACCAGCTAAATCATAAACATTAATCGTTCCATTACCTAAAATAACTTGATACCTTTCATCTGTATCTCTATTAATTGTATGAACATGAACATTACTTAATTCTGATCCACTTAAACTTGCTACATATTGACTACCACTTCTCTTTGTTAATCCCTGTACTGGTGAGCTATTAGCATTATCTTGTATATCTGCATGATCTG